TGAAAATTTTTAAGAATATCAAAATTTATTATAGTAAATTTAGCTTTAGCCCATTTTTTACCATCGATTATTGCAGTGTCTTTACAAAACACTTGTATTTCACGTTCCCAATTTATCTTAGCTGACGATGGTGCCACAACAAGAATGTTTTCAGCACCAGCTTCAATAGCTGCGACAATGGCTTGAACTGTTTTACCTAAACCCATATCATCAGCTAGTATACACCCATTTCTAGATAAAAGGAATTTAATACCCTCTTTTTGGTGGTCATATAGTTTTTTTGGTGGGGTTAATTTACCCAAAACCTTATCATATTTTTCAAAATCTATTTCAATATTAATCGGTTCGAAATAAGGGTCATCAGTTAATTGAGTTTTGGGTAGAAAATACATTTTAGATTCAGCTTGATTCTTTTTAAGTTTACCATATATGTGAAAGGCTTTTTCGGTTTCAGCTAATATAAATTCAATTAGAATTTTTTCTGGCACAAATGATAAAGAATCAAGCTTTTGTAGTTCGAGACCTAGATAATTAGTAATTCCAATGATACGATTAACATATTGTGGTTCCTTATCATGGTTATCGAGTATATATTTTGACTGATTTTCAGTCAAATTAATTTTTTTATTTTTTATATATTCGGCTTTAAGTTTAAGTAGATATGGGTTTATACCATTATAATTTTCTAATAAAGGTAAAGCTGAATGCCTACGTATATCGTTTAAGTTTATCACTATATTTTTTTTTTAATCTTGGTAATTATATGTAAATATAACAAAACTTTTAATAAAAATCAAGACCAATTTGGTTATTATTCAAAACATAAATATTTATAATAAAAACTATGAACAACAAATAAATATAACTTAAAAATAAATGATATTAAATTATATTTATCTAATGGGTTAACGCAAGTAGAAATAGCTAAGATTTATGGTTGTGGAAATAAATATATTAATAAAATAATTAAAAATAAAATTAACCAAAATGAATAAAATAATACCTATTACACGTATAAATCGCTTTTTCTCTGAAGAAGATTTTTTTTTAGAGGTAAATATGGGTCGTGAAGCCATTGAAGGTGATGGTAATTTTACCATCATTTTATATCGAGTTGATAGAGAAATGAGTGAATCTGATGGATTATATGGTGAAGCATCTAAAGATGGTATTAGGTTCTTTCCACCAATTGAACTTAAGGTCATTCCAATAATGGCAGAACCAGAAAATAAAGCTTACAATAAAGATGGTGGTCTTAGATATATTGTTGATGGCCAGTTAATATTTGGTATTTATGATATTCAATTAACTGAATTAAACACATCAATTAGTTATGGCGATTATATTGGATACCAAGTAAGCGAAACCGAAATTAGATATTTTAGTGTTGTTAATGATGGGTCAAAATTTTATGATAATAAACACACAATAATGGGTTTTAAAGGGGCGTATAGGACAATAACCTGTGCAACAATTGACCAGTCAGAATTTAGGGGGGTATAATATGACAAAAGAAGAGAAAAAAGATTATTATCGATTATATCGTTTAAAAAATAAAGAAAAACTTGAAAAGTATAATAAAGAATATGTGATTGAAAATAACGATAAAATTAAAAAATACAAAAAAAAATATTATAACGATAATAGAACAATTATTATTGGAAAAGTTAATCAGTATTATGAAAACAATAAAGAAAACGTTATTGATTACCAAAAAGAATATCGTAAGGTTAATAAAAAAAAAGCTAAAGAAAATAATAAAGAATGGCGTAAAAACAATCCAGAAAGAGTAATTAAAAACCAAAAAAAATATAGAGCAAGTGAAATAGGTAAAGAAAATAGAAAGAAAGAAGGAAAAAACACACCGCATATTAAAGCTTGGCGAGTAGTATTATATAATACATTGGTTAGATTAAATAAAAAGAAAGAAGG